CCGGAGACGGTGAAGTAAGGGAGTCACATAGGGCAATGGAAGGAAAGATTTATGCTGCAGATGATCCTATATGGAATGTATGGTATCCGCCAAACGGCTTCGGATGCAGATGTTCTGTGGTAAGTCTTACAAAAGCCCAGGCAGAAAGGCAGGGCATTCAGGTAAGCAGTGAGCCGCCTTATGAAGTGGATACCGAAACAGGGGAAATCCTTTATAAAACTCCTGACAAAGGCTTTTCTAATAACCCGGCTAGGGATAAATGGAAGCCTGACCTTTCAGGATTTAATGAAGACCTGAAAAAGGCTTTCAAAAAAAGAGAGGAGGGCGGTAAAAATAAAAACGCGTAAAATGACCGTAGAGCGAAAAAAGCTAAGGGGGTGCATAAATGTATAGCTAAACGATTTTACCCCTGCTCGCACGCGTTCGCACGCGGTTATATGAGAAATTAAGTGAGGTGTATATATATGAATGGAATTTTAAGGTGCAGCGGACTTCCCATTGAGGTTAAAGAGATACCGGAGATCATCAGGATACTTCCAATCGGAGAGGTCAAATCAAGGAAAGGAGATTTTATAGTTGATGATGAAAGCGTGGAGCTTATCAAACTGTACTTCTCAGAAAGAAAGGTTGACCTGGTTATTGATTATGAGCACCAGAGCCTTGATAGCACACAGGCACCTGCGGCAGGGTGGATAACAGAAATAGGCAGTGAAGACGGTGCGGTAACGGCAAAGGTTAAATGGACTGATAAGGCAGGGGAGTATCTAAGAAACAGGGAATACCGGTATTTATCTCCGGTTGTGCTTGTAAGAAAGAGTGACAGAAAGGCTGTAGCAGTACAGTCTGTAGCCCTTACTAATACACCCGCCATTGATGGAATGTTTCCGGTTGTTAATTCCCTTACAGGGAATGATGATAATGAAGAACCAAAGGAGGAAAAAATGGATATTAAGGAACTTGCTTTACTTCTGGGGCTTGATGAAAATGCCACAGAGGAAGACGTGAAAAAGAAGATTGCCGAGATTAAGGAAAATGCAGAGAAACAGGCAGAGGAGAAGCCTATACCGGTTGCAAACTCCGTAGTATTGTCACTGCTTGGGCTTGATGAAAAGGCAAAGACAGAGGATGTGGTTACAGCGGTAATGAGCTTTAACAGCCATAAGGCAGATGAAGAAAAAGAGGAGCTTAAAAAGAAGCTTGAGGAAAGANNNTTTAAGTGATAAAGAAGGCTTTAAGAACTTCTTAAATAAGGCTCCGGGTGTAGTGCCTATGGGAAGGACTGAAACAGTCCAGACAGCCTCTAAGACAGAAGCACAGGACGAGCTTACTGCAAAGATATTAAAAGACTGCAGCATTACAGATGAAGATGTTGAGAAATATTTTAAAACCAGACAGGAGGAAATCTAAATGGGAATAGCAGAAAGAATGGGCGGATACCTTATGGAAATCCCGGTAAAGGCAGCCGTAAAAATTGAAGCAGGCGAGCTTGTTGCTGTCGGTGCTGACGGATATGCAGTTACTGCCACAAAGGCTGCAGGCTTAAAGATTGCCGGGTGTTCGGCAACACTTGCAGATAACCGCACAGGAGCAAACGGAGATGTAAAGGTACTTGTTAAAAGAGGAACCTTTGTTCTTGAAAATGATGGCAAGATAAAAAATACAGACATCTTAAAGGATGCCTATGTAGTTGACGGTAATACAGTAACAAATACAGCAGAAGGCTCAAGTAAAGCAGGAAAGATTATCGGAGTTGAAGCTGACGGTGTTGTAGTTGAGATTATGTAAGGAGGATAAGGATAATGATAGTAAACCAGGCAAGCTTAAAAGGACTTGACATTGCTTACTCCACAGCCTTTAATCAGGCATTTGCAAGAGTAAAGGACACTCATGATAAATTTGCAACCACTGTGCCAAGCAGCACAGGGGAGACAAATTATACATGGCTTGGACAGATGCCGGGCATGAGAGAGTGGATAGGCGAAAGAACGATTCAGAACATTTCAGCCTATGATTACAGTATTAAAAACAAGAACTTTGAGTCTACCATTTCAATCCCAAGAAATGCAATAGAGGATGACCAGTACGGACAGTATTCGACAGTATTTGCAGCACATGGCGAAGAGGCTGCAAGACATCCGAATATACTCTGCTATGAAGTTTTGAAAAATGGCTTTACTGAAAAATGCTTTGACGGCAAGACATTTTTTGCAGAAGACCATCCAAGTGGAAAGGATGGAAAGGCTAAGGCATCAAATCTTTCAAAAAAGAAGTTTAGTGAGGCTGAGTACGAAAAGGCAAGAAAGGCAATAATGATGTTAACAGGTGATAAAGGACAGAGCCTTGGACTTGTACCGGATCTTCTTGTAGTGTCACCTGCAAATGAAAAGGCTGCAAGGCTTGTGCTTGAAGCAGACCAGATAAACGGAACCACAAATGTACTTAAGGGAACTGCAGAGCTTCTTGTTGCACCTGAACTTGCAGATAAAGAAAACTCCTGGTTCCTGCTTTGTACAAACCGTTTCCTTAAGCCAATCATCTTCCAGGACAGAAAGAAAGCAAAGCTTACAGCCCTTATAAAAGATGATGATGACAATGTATTTATGAGAAATGAGTTTATCTGGGGTGTGGATGCAAGATACAATGCAGGCTATGGCTTCTGGCAGATGGCATATGGATCTACCGGGGCAGAAGCATAAGAAATATTAAAAAGGAGAAGGTAAATGGCATATTGCAGCGTAAAAGAAGTCCTTGATATGTTAAAGGCTGACATGATGAATGCAATCATCGGAGACGAATACATAGAAGACGAGGCTGAAAGAAAGAAAAAAATAGAACCGCTTGCAGAGGAAGCAATAACGGATGCAGATGCGGAGATTGACGGATATCTTGCCAAACGCTACAGTCTGCCGTTTACTGAAACTCCAAAGGTGCTTAATAAGTTCTCTAAAGACATAGCAGTCTATAACCTGGCTTCAAGAAAGGGAGTAGATGAAAATGATAGGGAGAAGACATACCTTACAAGATATAAGGCTGCCATAGCCTTTCTTACAAAGGTTGCTGAAGGACTTATCGACATAGGAGTATCAGGAATTTCAAAAGAAAATCTTTCAAAAACGGGCTTTTCAATGAAAAGCTCAGACAGGCTGTTTACAAGAAACAGTATGAAAGGCTGGTAGTTATGAGCGAAGTATCAGTAAAGCTTGACGGAGATGTAAACGGGCTGCTTGAAAGACTGAAAAGCCTTTCAGATGTGGACAAAGCCGAGGTTATGCGTGCCATTGCAGAAGGACTTAGAACTTCAACCATAGAAAGGTTCAGGACTGAGAAAAGCCCTGAAGGAGTCAAGTGGGAACAGTCCGCAAGGGCAAAATCTACAGGCGGCAAAACCCTAACAAAATCATCAGCATTAAGGAACTCTGTAAAGGCTAAAGCTGACAGTAAGGGAGCCTCAGTAGGCACAAACCTTGTGTATGCAGCTACGCACCAGTTCGGAGCTGAAAGAACCATAAGGGCTAAGAATGCCAAATATCTGTGGTTTAAGGGTACGAGCTGGGCAAAAAAGAAAGAAGTAAGCATACAGATACCTGCAAGACCGTTCCTTGGCATAAGTGATGAGGACATGGCTGAAATTA